CGATATACGCTTGCAAGAAAAGAGGTCTAGGTTGGAGAAGGACAGCCAAGCAAGTACAGTCTTTACATCCTGAACACGCAAACTTCACACCTTACAAAGTAGGCAAGATACTAAAAAGAAAGTATCAAGGTTTACCTGAGTCAGCATGAACGTACTTAGTTTGTTTGATGGAATGAGCTGCGGAAGGTTAGCACTAGACAGCTTGGGTATTAAGGTTGATAACTACTATGCTGCAGAAATTGACAAGTATGCTACACAAGTAAGCGAGGCCAATTATCCTGACATCATACGCTTAGGTGATGTGTGTGGAGTTAAAGCTGAGAATCTACCCAAGATAGACCTTCTACTAGCTGGCTCACCTTGTCAGGGATTTTCTTTTGCTGGCAAACAGTTGGCGTTTGACGACCCACGATCTGCTTTGTTTTTTGAATTTGTACGCATACTGAAAGAATGTAAACCCAAATACTTCTTACTAGAGAACGTAAAGATGAAAAAAGAGTTTTTAGATATTATTACTCAACAAGTAGATGCACAACCTATCCTTATAAATTCTGCACTTTTAAGTGCACAAAATCGCCAGAGATATTATTGGACAAATATACCGGGAGTCGAGCAACCTAAACAAAAAGGTGTTGTGCTCAAAGACATACTTGAAACAGGAAACATATCAGAAGAATATAAATATAGTCAAAAATCGATAGACTATATGAACAGAGGTAACGAGAAATGGAAGACTACAAGAAGAGCTGATAAATACCAACAAACCGCTGATAAAGAGAAATCTTTTACAGTCACTGCTAATTGGCACAAAGGTGTACCTTACAATTTCTTTCAAGACGATATAAAAACCTTAGAAAAAGAAGGTGAAGAATTTGATAAAAATTTAGACAAGATGACAAACAAAGAAGGCAAAGCATATTGTCTTACTGCACGATACGATGGTGCTGTGGCTTGGAACAGTATAGAAAAGAAACAAAGAACTATGATACCTGTCGTACAAAAAACCCACGATAAACCACTGAAAGTTGGTATGAATGTAGAAGAGGTTAAGGTTAGAAAACATGAAGTGGATGTAGAAAAACTGCAACAGCTACTTAGAGAAGCCAAGAAACAAAGTAAAAAAACAAACAAGCAGATAGCAGAAGAAACAATTTTACCTATTACTAAAGTCGAACATTGGTTTAGAACCGACAGTAGTTTTGCAATACCGAGTGATGAAATATGGTTTAAGCTGAAAGAGGTTTTATCCATAACTGAAGATACATTTGACGCAGAAATTATGGAGTTTGAATATAGAGATGGTGTGTATGAAACCAAACAAAGAGTTTATAGCGACAAAGGTAAATCACCCACACTGACCGCTGGTAACACAGAACAATTTATAGAAACCTACGACACACCCAAGCAAGTAGGTAGAGCAGTAGACTTAGGAGGTTTTGAACAAACTACAAGAGTTTATTCACCTGATGGCAAATCACCTACGCTGACTGCTATGGGTGGTGGTAACCTAGAACCTAAAGTTATCGGAGGAGCTTGGCGTGGTCGCTACCAAAACGATACATCTACAAAACAAAAATTAGAATTAAGAAAAGATAACAAAACCAATGCCATAACTACAGTTGGCAAAGATAACGTAGTTGTGAAATCTTACAAAGAAGTTAGGACAGAAGAAGCAAAACGCTTGCGAAAAGAAAGCCAACAACAAACAGGAAAAGACTATACACCTTTTCGTGCAAAAGAATTAATACCAAGAGAAGATGGAAAGGTAGGCACAGTAACTCCCGGACTAAACAACGATCACTTGATTAGCTTACAGAAGTTACCAGATACAGATAAACCTAATCAGATCAATCCAAGTAAGAAAGCATCTGGCAAACAACCTCATATGCAAGACCGAGTGTTTCACGTTGATGGCAAGTCACACGCCTTAACTAGAGAGTTTGCATCCAGAACAAACGTAGGGGCAAACGAGGATGTCTATTGGCGAAAGCTCACACCTGTTGAATGTGAACGCCTCCAGACTGTACCTGATAACTACACCAATCATGTCAGCAAAACACAGAGATATAAAATGCTTGGAAATGGTTGGACTATTGATGTTATCGCACACATATTGAAGAATATGCAAATCTTGGAAGAAGGTGGCGAATTACCAAAAACTAAAGGCCAACAAGGCTTTGAATTTTAAAAGGTTACCTGAAACTTCATAATCTTTATTTTTGGGTCTATAATGAAAAGACCATGAATGAAGACATACAATTCTGCATAGATAAGATTGACTACATGCTGGCTTACAAGTGGATTACCACACCAGTGAAAGAAGAGCTCGAAGTCGTCAAAGCCAAGCTTGAAGGGATAAGTTAGTGGCAGTCGGTTGGGGTCGTGCTGGTTATGGTGAAGACTATTGGGGTGCTACCTCAGTATCAGTATCGCTTACAGGTGTAGGAGCTACAGCATCAGTTGGCTCACTTTCAGTAGTAGCAAAAGCAAATGTAACACCTACAGGTGTAGGAGCTACAGCTTCTTTAGGCACAGCATTAGTAGACGCAGAAGCTAACGTCACCCTTACAGGCGTATCATCAACCTGTTCAACAGGAACACCAGTCATACAACCTGACTGTAATGTTTCGCCTACAGGATTAGCAGCTACAGGTTCAGTTGGAACACCAACACTCGATGCAGAAGCTAATGTATCTATTACAGGATTAGGAGCGACCAGTGCTTTAGGTACTGTTATCATCCATGAAAACGAAGTTATAGAAGTAACTGGTTTTGGTTTGACAGCCAGTGTTGGTGCTGTTTCTACAGTAGCAAAAGCGAATGTAGTTCCAGAAGGACAAAGTGCTACAGCTGATGTAGGCATAATATTTGTATATGGACAGCTTGATACAAGTCAAACTCCGAATTACTCAGATGTTGCTACAAGTCAAACTCCAACATATACTACAATAACAGGTGGTCGTGACGCTGCTTAAATGAACACACGATTTACAGAGGAATAATAAATGGCAAGTACATATGTAAATGATCTCAGACTAAATGAGATGGCGACTGGTGATGAGTCAGGAAATTGGGGCGTTGTGACGAATTTGAATCTTGAGTTGATTGGTGAAGCCTTAGGATTTGGTACAGAAGCAATAACCACCAACGCAGATACACATACCACTACAGTTGCAGATGGAGCAGCTGACCCCGGTAGAGCTATGTATCTTAAATATACAGGCACATTAGATTCAGCTTGTACGATTACAATTGCACCTAACACTATAAGTAGGATGCACTTTATTGAGAATGGAACGACAGGTTCTCAAAACATAATAATTTCACAAGGTACTGGTGCAAACATAACCATACCAGCTGGCGATACTAAAGCAGTTTACCTAGATGGAGCTGGTAGTGGAGCAGCAGTAGTAGACGCTTTTGCTAGTCTTTCTACAGTAGACCTAAAAGTACAAGACGATTTAACAGTTACAGATGATCTTATAGTTGGTGGTGATATAGACCTAGAAGGTGCTATAGATGTAAATGGTACTACTAACTTAGACGTAGTAGATATAGATGGTGCTGTTGATATGGCTTCTACACTACAAGTAGATGGTGTAGCTACTTTTACTGGTAGAGATATTCATAGTGGTGGTATTACTATTGCCAATGCAGGACAAATTGGTTCAGTTGGAGATACAGATGCAATAGCAATCGCAAGTGATGGTGTTGTTACTCTCACACAAAAATTAGTAGGTACTGAATTAGATATTTCAGGAAATGTAGATGTAGACGGAACTACAGAAACAGATGTTCTAACGATTAATGGTTCGCAATTAAATTACAAAGCATTTGGTACTTCATCAATTATGTTTGGTGATAATGCTACAGGAACTATAGATGCTGCTAATTATAATACAGGTGTAGGTGTAGATGTCTTTGCAGCTTTGACTACTGGTGATGAGAATACGTCAATAGGGTTCGCAGCACTTGGTGCTCTTTCAACAGGAGAAAAAAATGTTGCCGTGGGTCATCGTGCTGGAGCATCTATAGATACAGGAGTTAGAAACGTACTTATAGGTGATGATGCTGGAGACGCTTTAACATCTGCTGGTTCTAACGTAGCAATAGGCTATCAAGCATTAGGTGCTGATACACTTGGACAACATAACGTAGCATTAGGGCAAGATGCTTTATCTACTCAAAACTTTACTACTGCAACTAATGTTTACAATACAGCTATTGGTAGTGCTGCTTTAGCTTCAAACACCACTGGAGTTTATAACACAGCGGTGGGTGGTATTGCCTTGTCAGCAAACCAAGCTGGTCAAAAACATACTGCTTTAGGATATGGTGCTTTACAAGATCAAACAGGTGGTGAAGAAAATACAGCAGTAGGTTATTTAGCTGGAGAAAATATTACGACAGGGAGTGGTTGTGTAGCAGTAGGACAAGAAGCATTAAAAACACTTCAAACTGGAAACTTTAATGTAGCCATAGGCAGAGAATCTTTACTTAGTGTCAATGGTGCAGCCGACAATGTTGCTATGGGTAAAGCAGCTGGAGAAAATATTACAACAGGTGCTGCAAATACACTTATCGGTAAAGGAGCGGGTGCTGCTAATGTTACAGGCTCTAATAATATATATATAGGAAAGGATTCTACATCAGCTAGTTCTGCTCCTTCTCATGTAATAATTATAGGAACTGTAGCTACAGCATTAAACGAAAATAATCAATTTGCATTTGGTAATGACACACATGGTATTGTTCATAATAACTTTGATACAAATGCTTCTTGGACTAGAACATCTGATGAAAGAAAGAAAACAAACATTCAAGAAGATACCTTGGGTTTAAGTTTTGTAAACAAATTAAAACCTGTGACATTTAACTGGAAACCTAGCAACGAACTGCCAAAGGAGTTTAGAGATTATGCAGAGGAAAATGTCAAAAATACGGATATTGTTTTACACGGCATGCTTGCACAAGACGTTAAAAAAGCGTTAGATGAAGAAGAAGTAAATACGTTTGGAGGTTGGATGGAAGACGACACAGGAGCGCAAAGACTTTCTCAAGAAATGTTTATTTATCCACTTATAAACGCAGTAAAAGAATTATCATCAGAAGTTGATAAACTTAAAAAGAAACTTAATTAAGAGTAAAAAATGGCAGTAACAAAAACAATAGTAAAATGTACTCCATACATCAACAGCAATAGCAAAGTTGATCAATGGGATATAGAAATGACGTATGAAAACGATAGCGAAGGTGATGCTACCTACTATAAATCAAAGTTTTCTACTTCAGTAAAACAAAAAGATACTGATGCAGAGGGTAATGTAATAGCAACTAACTTTACACTTAAAGCTAAAAGTAGTTGGAGTAACGCTGATTTAGTAGCTATCTGTCCTTTATCGCATTGGGATACAATATTTGCTAGTCAATTAGATAGTGTTATTACTAACCCACCAGCAGTAAGCACACCTGATAACGAGTTTAACGTACCTAGTTAATGGCAGAAGTTACAGTACATAATATGCCCTCTGTTTACGTTATGGAAACAGAAATGCCTATAAGTATGGTGAATGACTTAAACGATTACCTTGATGAATATAAAGAAGACCAAGATAAAAAATCTTTAGCGTATACTTTAGTAGGGCAAATATCACAAGGCGAACAACTGCTAATGGATAATGAAGACTCCAGAGTAAAAGAATATTCTGAGTTTATATGTAGTCTAGGTGCTGATTATGTTAATTTCTTTTTTAACAACACAGGCACTAAACTACAGAACCCAAAAGCTGTAGCTATAGATGAAACTTGGTCAGTACATAGTTACGAAGGCGATTACAATCCTATACACGATCATGGCACTAAAACCATTATGGGTATCTCTACGACTGGTTGGACTAAAGTTCCACAACAGATACTAGATCAGCCTACTGCTGGTTCACCTCAATACTCTCTATATCAATCATCTGGTAATTGTGATGGATATATAGCTTTTCAGTATGGTCGTAACGAATTAATGAATACAGATAGACTAAGACCACCACAGTCTTTCATAATGAAGCCAGAGGTAGGAAAACTATTAGTATTTCCTTCTTGGTTACAACACATGGTATATCCTTTCAAGGGAGATGGGGAAAGAAGAACTGTTGCTTCTAACCTTAATTGCTGGGATGTAACTGAACAACCAACAGAAACAGGAGAAGAAAATGGAAATGTTAATTAACGCAATTAGCTGGATTACAATAATAGTAACAGTTGCTAGTTTAGTGGCTGCATCTACACCAACACCTAAAGATGATATATGGATAGGTAAACTGTATAAGTTTATTGATCTATTGGCACTTAATATAGGTAAAGCTAAAGAAAAATGAATTGGTTAAAAAAAATGTGGCAAGATGTCAGAGGTGTAGAAAGTAAAACTGTCAGAGCTAGAACAGAAGAAGGACAGTTTGTTGCTGACGATAAATCTACTCCTGACGTTAATGAGGCTTACACTACAGTCGAAGTAAAAAAGAAAAAAGGCAGACCCAAGAAAAAATAATGGAAACCGCAAAAGACGCACTACATCAAATTAGCTCACACGAAAAAGAGTGTGCTATACGTTATCAAAATATAGAAAAACGTCTTGATGAAGGGTCAGAAAAGTTTAAAAAATTAGAGAATATGCTCTGGGGTGTTTACCCATTCATGGTAGGAGCTATTGTTCTCACAAAGTTTTTATAGATGGAAGAAGAAGTCAAAATCGAACCAGCTATAAAAAAGAAGCTAGAGCTTGATATTGACGTTTCACCCAACTATTTATCAGTCAATCCATTTCAAAAATGGATACATCTAGCTAAAACAGTAGACGCTTGGCGAATTTTCCCTAGAGCGTTTGTCAGCGTCTACATCCTACTACTATATAAAGTAGTCACTTGGTTTATGACCATACCTGAACCCAACCTAGAACAATCTGCTTTAGTGTCAGTTGTTGTAGGAGCAATGGCAGCTGTTTTCGGTATCTACGCTGGCACATCAGGACAAAGTAAAAAGTTTAAAGGCGAGGATTAATCTTGGAAGCGTTCAATCTGATCGCTGAATTAGGTTTGCCCATAGCTGGTGCTTTAATCATGGCTTACTTTATATTCTTGGTTATGAAACAGCTCATGGATGGTTTGATTAGCGAAATCAAAACTGTCCAAGGAATTACCAAAATGCTCATCACCAGAGCTTCTATTATGAATAATGATATGATTCGTATAGACACAAGTGTTTCTAGTGCTCTTAATCTGCCACCAGACTTAGACAGAATAGCTAGAGCTGAGAACTTTGTAGAGGATGGCAAAATAGATGCCAGAAGAGATTAATGGATATAGTAAAGATAATATCAGAATTTGGTTTTCCAGTAGTCATGGTAGTTGGACTGGGTTACTTTGTTTACTTTGTATGGCAAACCATTACCAACAAGATCGACCCAGCTGTACAAGACATGAAAGGCACAATCATACGTTTGACAGATCAGCTGAGGCTACTTGACCAAGATATGATTAGATTACAGAGTAAAGTGAACACAGTTATTGAGGTGAAGGAACAAGATGAAAAATCTAAAAAGACCTGATGAATTACTGCTGATAGCTTCCATGATCATTGTCATGTTTGTGGTTTTATCTGTACAAGCAGATGAAATGACACACAAGTTTAAGAACCCTAGCTTTTCAGGTGTTGGCACATCTAGTCATTACTTAACCATAGAGAACCAAGAGTTTAATAGGAAAGAAGCCCTACGAGAAGAGCTCAGAGCATATACAGAAGACCTAGAAAGAGAAGCAGAGAACACAACATTAGCCCGGTTCATACGAAATTTGGAATCACGCATCTATGCCCAGCTTTCAAGACAATTAGTAGATAGCCTATTTGGTGAGACAGCTTCTGATTTTGGTACTTTAGAATTAGAAGGAAACACCATAGAATACAGAGTAGAAGACGATAAGGTAACATTAATAATTACAGATGAAGAAGGCAATACAACAGAAATTACTGTACCTCTTGGTTCTTTCACTTTCTAGTTGTGCGTTAATTGTAGACCCATTACACAACGGAATACCACCCATAAGAAGTATTGAGTCAGCAGAAGTTGGTGCTCTATTGACCAACTTAGCAGAAGTACCTATACCCATACGAAAACCAGTAGTAGCTGTATATCCTAACTCTTTTAAAGACAATACAGGACAACGCAGAAGCAACAGTCAATACGCAAGTTTTAGTACAGCAATTACACAGTCACCTGATGCTTACCTAATAAGAGCATTAAAACATTCCAATGTATTTAACGTAGTTGAACGTAAAGGTTTAGATAATCTTACTAAAGAACGCCAAATTATCAGGTCAACTCGTGAAAGCTTTGACGAAAAACAAAAAGTAAAACCTTTATTGTTTGCTGGAATACTAATGGAAGGTGGTGTTGTAGGTTATGAAACCAATGTTAAGTCAGGTGGTTCTGGAGCAAGATACTTAGGTATAGGTGGCTCTAAAGAATATAGGCAAGACTCTGTGACTATATCTTTACGCACAGTATCAGTTAGTACAGGTGAAATATTAATCGAAGTATTAGTAACTAAATCAATTCTTAGTGCTTCTATAACACAAGACGTATTTAGGTTCTACAACAACAATACCGAATTAGTTGAAATTGAGAGTGGTATAGTAGAGAATGAGTCAATAAACATTGCTTTACAGATGGCAGTAGAGACAGCGGTTTTAAAAACAATAGAGGAGGGCTATGCAGAAGGCTATTGGCAAAAAGATGAAAAGATTAATATTGATGAGCCTAGTTGCGATGACGAGTGTATCGCTTCTATACGCGGCTGACAACGAAATATTTATAGATCAGTCAGGTGCTACATCTAACTTGGATATAGAACAAGTGGGTGGTAGCGGTAATATAATTGGTGGAGCAGACGCTTCTGCTGGTTCCATGACTGCATTAGATATTGATGGTGCAACTATGACCTTAGATATTCTACAGAAAGGTAATACAAATAAATTCTTAGGAGATATTTGGGCAGATACCTATACAGGTTATTTCTCATTTATTGGTGATACCAATACTTTTAACATGTCTACAGATGAAACCAACGCAACTGGAGCTGATGGTTCTAATGTAAACGTACAAGTCACAGGCAATACGAACACCATGACTCTCAATCACGCTATGACCGCACTAGCAGCTAACTTAGATTTAGATTGGACAATACAAGGTTCAGGAAACTCAATAACTTCATCTATAGATGTAGATGGTGCTACTAATTTTATGGACATAGATGGCTCAGACAATACAGTAACCTATGATGGCGATGGATATGCTGGTGGGTATTTTTACCTCGATCATACAGGCTCTACAAGGACATTTAACATAGATCAGGAGTCTACATCAGATAATGACTGGCTTAAAATTACATCTGTTGGGTCTAGTGGCACTGTTTGCGTTACTCAGTCAGACGCAACTACTTCATTCGTCTGCTGAGATAGGTTCTATATCTGAGGTAAGAGGCAACGCACAAGTTCTCAGAGACAAACCCTATGGTGCTGAATTAAAGTTTAACATCCAACAAATGGATGATGTCCGAACAGAAGCTGGCAGAGTTGCCATAACCTTTGAAGACGAATCTACAGTCAAACTCACTGAACATTCTAAATTGGTTATAGATGAGTATATCTATGACCCAGACCCCTCTAAATCAAAGATGGCATTAAAGTTTGCTAGTGGTACAGCACGTTTCATAACAGGCAAGTTCAACAATAAAGAAGGTATCTCTATTCGCACGCCTAGTGCTGACATTGCGATTCGTG